CATGCTCGACGAGAACCACTGCCCGAACGATGGCGGACGGTTCCTCATCGTCACACCGGCCATCAAGGGCCTGATCATGCAGAACTCGGTCGTCAACAACGCAATGCACATGGGCGACAAACAGAGCATGCTCCGTACCGGATATCTCGGCACGTTCGACGGGCTGAAGATCTACGTCACCACCAATCTGTACGCGGCAAACACATACACCTACGTCCTTGCCGGTCACACCGCGGCCATCACGTTCGCGACGCAGATCACGAAGACTGAGAAGCTCCGCAATCCCAACACCTTCGGCGACATCATCAGGGGGCTCCAGGTGTTCGATTGGAAGGTCGTTCAGCCGACTCTGCTCTGCTACGGCACCGTCAAGACGTCATAAGGAGGTAACCTACAAATGGCAGAACACGATCTGAGAATCGGTAACACCGCATCCTATGGCCCCCCGGCGCAGACCCTTGACCGGGTCTATTACCTGGAGAACACGATCGACTTCAGCGTGAATAAGATGGCCGCGGCCGACACCGCGATCATCTTCAATCTCCCGGCGTACCACTGCGTACTTCACGCGATGTGCCAGCTTACCACCTCAGAGGGCACAACGGCGACTATCGAGATCGGTACACCTGGAGACCCGGACGGCATCATCAATGAGGTCAACCTCATGACGGTCGGGATCACCTCTTCGGCTCACCATGCTGACGAGGACGTGATCGGCGCAGTTTCGTCTACCGCTACGACGATCATCATCGATCCGGGTCACGCGCTCTGCACCGGCGCTATCAAGGTCGGCGTACTCATCGCGGACATGACGCCGCTCAGCACGAAGCTGGCGTAACTCCACGGGGGAAAGGCACGTTCACTTATTAACCTGACGGGGCTCCTCGACGGGGCCCCGTCTCCAAGAAAGGACAGACTGATGAAAAATATAGCCTCAATCAATATCGATACCCTTCGCGCCAAGAGCATCGCGGAACTCAACGAGCTCGGCAGGGAATTCTTCGGTATTGAGCTCAAGGGGAACAAGGTCGAGCGGATCAGGACCCTGGAGGAGCTCGTCAGGAAGGCCAAGAACGAACAGGCGGCCATGGAGATCGCAAGCGAGGACGTCACCCTCGAGACTCTCAGAGACGAGCTCGTGGGGAATACCATGCCCGTGTCGCGCCTCATCATCAATACCGATACCGGCATGGTCTACTTCAACACGCCGTCCCTCGCGGCCAAACCGGAGATGAAGCCCTACTACAAGGTCCCTGTTTGCGTGAACGGGCAGTCCATCATGGACCCCGACTACGCGCGCGCCCTCATTCCAGACTGTGTCCTGACGCATGCGCCAAGGGAATACAAGGACGCGGTGCCCAAGGACATCCCAGAGGCCATAGTCGATGGTCCCTCTGCCGACTGACATCATCAATCGGGCGCAGTGGATACTCAACGACGATACTGGAGAGCACTTCGATAGCGCACAACTCTGGGAGTTCTTCAACGACGCGCAGAGGGAAATAGCTCTCCAGGTCCCTGAGGCTTCCGCTGTCAAGAGCACGCTGACGACCACGGGAGAATCACCGGGCCTGGTCACCGGCGTCGAGCAGGACATACCAAGCACGAGCCACTTCCTCATCGACGTCCCGTGCAACACTGCCGGCGGAGTCATAGAGCGCGTCGAGCGGACCTGGCTCGACAAGCACCTCCCCGGTTGGCGGACTGTTACCGGGTCCACGACGATCAGGAGTTACTGCTACAACCCGAAAGAAGGGCGCAGGAGGTTCCAGGTCTTTCCCGCCGTGGCATCCGGCGCATCCATAGAGTGCATCACGTCGGCCATGCCCGAGGACTCGAGCTTCGAGGACAACATCTTCCACGTCGACGTGGTCTACGCGAACGTCTCCATGGACTACGTCCTCTTCAGGGCACTGAACCGCCTCGTGGGAAACCCGACCTTCATGTCGCGGGCCCAGGGGCACCTGCAGTCGTTCTTCATCGGGTGCGGCAAGTCGGCGCAATCGCCTCTTCTGCTCGAAAACCCTGAGTTGAACCTCAAGGAGGGATGATGGATGGCAACTTTCTCTGACTTCTACGACCTCATCGCGAAGGACGTTCCCGACTGCCCTGGGTTCATCATGGACATCGAGATCATGCACGCCACGAGGGTTTTCTGCAGCGACACCTGGATCTGGCAGGATCCCCATGACAGCGAGCTCGAGCTCACCATCGACGTCGACGGCGAGGACGTGGCCTACGACATAACCGTGGATGAGGGCCGTGAGCTCATAGCGGTCGCCGATGTAAAGGTCAACGACGTGACGACACTGGTGCCCGGGCACGATTACCAGGTCGACATCGGCGACGACAAGATCATCTTCGCGGTCGCGCCGGCGGCCGATGACACCGTTCTCGTCAAGCGGGTCTACAAGCCGGCCAAAGACCAGGAGACGATCCCGGACATCCTCTACGCCCGTCATGCCGAGGCTATCGCCAAGCTCGCCGTCCACTTCATCAAGGCATACACCAAGAAACCCTGGAGCGATCCCGGGGGATCAGCGTTCGCATACCGCGAGTACCGCAACCTCGCCAACATCGACCTGAGCCTGGCGTTGCGAGGGAGGACCCCCTCAGACATGACCGTGTTCCCGAGAGAGTTCGGGTTCGTTTGAGGAGGAGACATGGAACAGGACATCCAGGTCGAGCCCATACGCAGACAGATCGTCATAGCAGACGAGGCAAGGGGTGATGATGGCGAAAAGGAAAAATCCCGAGCACGCCGAGCAGGTCGCCCTCTTCGAGTGGCAGGAGAGGATGCTCACCAGGGTTCCCGAGATCATGAACCTCTTTGCCGTGCCGAATGGAGCGAAACTCCCGTTCTTCAAGGACAGCAACGGCAAGAGGGTCTGTGTCCAGGCACAGTTCCTCAAGGCAGAGGGCCTCAAACCGGGCGTCCCGGACCTCTTTCTCGCGTACCCCAACGACCGGTTCCACGGGTTCTTCATGGAGATGAAGGCCGGAACGAACAAGCTCACCATCGAGCAGATCGACTGGATCGAGCGGCTCTCCACGGCAGGGTATTTCTGCGGCGTCTACTGGTCATGGGTCGATGCGGCGAACGCAATCCTGGAATACCTGGGCAAGAAGATGAGGGTCGCAGGATGAGAGCGGAACGCGCAGTCACCATCCCCGAAGCGATCAAGCTCGTTGGTCTCGAGGGTCCATCCGAGATCTACGACGCCATCAGAAAGGGCAAGATCATGGTGGCGCGGGGCAGGGTAAACAGGTCGACCACGAAGCTCGACCCGCGGTCATTCAGGCTGTTCTGCGTGGACGCCTTCGGGGTTGGTGGCGTCGACCGCCCGACGAGTGGAGGCACGCCGTCTAGGAGGAAAAGGAGGAAAGTTCATGGGAAATGGAGATGACGACGTGACCGGGCGCCTATTCCTGCAACCCGGGGATATCTTCTGCTCGAAGAGCTCCTCTCTCCTCGGGAAGCTGATCAGGTTCGGCACGAAGAACCGGGGCGAAGAACGGACCAAGGTAAACCACGTCGGGAACATCGTGTCGCCCGGCTCGATCCTGAAGGCGGAAGTCGTCGAGGCCCTCACCACGGTCGTCAGGCACAACCTCTATGACGCGTACGGCCCGCCGTGCAAGGAAAAGGTCATCATCTTCCGCCACAGGACGACAACGCTCATCGAGAACGAGCTCATCGCGCGGAAGGCCATGAGTTACGTCGGCAAGAAATACGGGTGGTTCAAGCTCGTCACGCACGCGGGAGACTGTCTCCTGGGCAAGATCACCGGCAAGGACCTGTTCTTTTTCCGCAGGATCACACACTCCGACCGGTACCCGATCTGCTCGTGGGTGACCGAGCACGCGGAGCACGAGGTCGGCAGGTCCTTCGGCAAGCCCCTCGGGAGCACCACGCCCGACGATATCCACGACTACTGCATGGGGCACCCGGACGAGTTCGAGGTCATCTACCCCCTGGCGAGGCTCAGGTACGGAGGCGAGGCGGACTATGAAGATCGGAAACAACAGGTTGAGGATGACTGACGGTGAGATTCGCAAGTTCAAATCGAAGAAAAAAAGAGACAACTTCGAGCGATTCGCCCAGGCCCTCAAGCACGGATGGAAACCATCAAGGCAAACAAAGGGTTGACGTAAACGAAACCTATGGTGTAGTTAAGACAATGTCTACAGTCCACCGAAAAATCGAAACCAGCCTGTACGAGGTTGCCACGCGGTTCCTCGGGATGAAGGAAACCAAGGGGTCAAAGCACGACCCGTACATCATCTGGTGCTTTTCCCTGACAACCTATCCTGAGCCTCATGCCGACGAGGTCTCCTGGTGCAGTGCGATCATGAACGGATGGTGCAAGCACCTCGGTCTGCCAATGACGTGTTCTGCGGCCGCCAGGTCGTGGCTCGCCGTTGGGACCCCCATCAATATCGAAGAGGCGCGCATCGGCAACGATATCGTGATCCTCAGGCGCGGGCCCTCGCCTCAACCGGGCCCGAGCGTCATCAACGCCCCTGGTCATGTGACGGTATTCGGCGGCCTCGCAGGTCTCAAGTTCAAAGGAGTTGGAGGCAACCAGAGCGACATGGTCCGCGAGGACCTGTATCCAATCGAAGACATACTCGGAGTAAGGAGGCTTGCGTGAGATGGCAATAGACCCCGAAATAATCGCGGCAGGAAGCGCAATCGCGGGAGGAGGACTCGTTCTGGCAGGGAAGTACGTCTATACGAAGATACTCTTCGCGGAAACAGGAGCACACAAGGCGAAAGGAAACGGCAACGGAAACGGCAACGGTCGACTACAGATGCTCCAGAAACAATGTCCCGAACACCCCCAGGTGGTGCAGTCCATAAAAGACCTTTCGACAAAATTCGACCAGAACAACACCGAGATTCAACGGAAGCTCGACAAGACAGCCAACGACGTCGCCTGGATCCGCGGGTACCTGGACAAGGAGGAAAAATCCAATGATTAGCGGAACGCGCAAAATACTCTTCAGTATCGCACTGATCCTGATACTGC